CAACGTCAACGTCCATGCCTACCGCAGTAGTCCAGTTAGCCCCTGTCGGAGTCAACCGTAGTCTGTGGTATTCCCCATTAGACCGAATAGAAACACGGTTCTCAGCGTCTGCTGGAACGTCTGTATAAAACTCTACCTGCTCAGACAATAGATCACGGCTAGCAACCGCTACAGAGGCACTACCACCGTCTACAGTCGGTCTAGCTAAGAGTACAGTAGAACGACCCATATCAATGTCTCCGGTCGTTATCTGAGCCGTTTTAGGCTGTCCTTGAAAGGCAATAATCTTGTTGCCAGAAACACCCGCAAACAATAGCTGCCCACCAGCAAATACCCGCGAATCCAATGGGATAGCTAAAGCATCAATCGAGGAGTTATAGTTATCCACCTGCTCTAACGTCGCTGAAGGAGTTAGCACATAAGCAATAGATGTAGTCGTAGTCTCAGCATACGACCAACGATCCAAATCTATCGAATAAATCAGCAATAACTTACGAGCAAACGTACCTGAGAACCGCCATATTACTAATTTATTAATAGGATCGACTGTAGCACTCATTCCTGAAGCAATTTCGCTAGGAATGGCGTTGCTAAAGAACCATCTGTTTACTTTTTCAGCACCAATCTGCTTAGTAGACTGTCCATCGCAGACATAAAACCCGTCATCTGCTAGGAAATAGGTAACATTACCGTATTGAGCAATAGAACCGTTAGAAATACAGCCTAAAGACCGCGAAATAGCGTCAAATTGGAAGAAAAACGGGCTACCAGCATAGGTCATCCGGTAAATCGCCCTCTCTAGGAAGATCAGACCATATTCACCACCTGCTAGACCTGTAATATCACCACCATCAGGCACAATTTGAAAATCAGATTGACTCGCAGCACCCGGAGTCCAGTCAGTTTCATCGTTAATATCCGACCAATAGACCTTATTTTCGTCACCACCTACGTTCGCAGCGACAACAAAGTCTTTCACTACGGTAACAAACTTAGCCGTAGGTGCAGCAGCCGCTAAATCAGCAAAATAAGTAGATGAACCTAAGTCAAATGACTGCAACTTATCCTGACCATTAGCCAGAATAATCTTGGAACCGAACTGAGTAACATCCCAACTCTCTACAGCCGTATATCCCGTCGTAGTAGCCGCATCTAAGCTGGCATCGTTAGAGTCAAACTTGTAAATCTGAGTAGCTCCAGCCGCAAATAACGTCGTAGCACCGCCAAACTTACCCGCAAATGTAATCAATAGAGCCTGAGCAGCATCATCCGAGTAATCAGCCTCACTACGAAACGGCGCATAACCGTTAGCTACCGGATAACAGTTCTTAGCGTCTGTAACAGCCCCTGTAACCCCCGGCTGATCTGGCAACCACTCACCAAATTTAATATCCATTATTGCCTCATCCAACTGTCTGTGCTGACGCTACGAGGAATCCAAAACTCGTATTTGCTATCTGTGTAATCCGGTTCCCAATAGCCGAATTCTACATAGGGATCAGTCAAAATCTCACTAAACCAAGTTGATGATGATGTAGTGCTATTTTGCCAATAATTGTAAACATCATTGGTATAACCTTCTACCCAATAATCAATTTCTACATACGCCTCGTCTTTATTCCATATTTGCGTATTTTGACTACTTGCTGTCCAACCATTTTCAAATGTGACTGATAGACTTGCCAACCCCGTAATCGCAGCATTGGCAGAATATGTAACAGTTGTCGAAGCAGAAACAGTTGCTATACCATTAATTGAAGCATCAGCAGTCCTAGTTCTAGTCGCATCGGCTGTGACTGTTGCACTTCCAGCAACAGAGCCAGCAGCAGTACGAATCCTAAGCCCATCAGCAGTTACCGTAGCCGTACAACTAACCGCACCACTAGCATCAGCAATCAAACCACCTAATGCTACAACCGTTGCTAATCCTGAAACGCTAGCATTAGCCGTTCTTATTCTTGTTGCGTCAACATTAACCGTAGCTAGACCATTTATCGATCCAGCACCACTCGCTACAATTCCACCTAATGCCGAAACTGTGGCAGTACCAACAATATCGCCTATTGCAGTTCTAACTCTTGTGCCATCAGCCGTTAAAACAGCACTAGCAGTAATTCCTGCGTTACCAGTTCGAACTCGAATACCCTGAGCCGATACCGCTGCACTACCTGTTATCGACCCTACTGCCGTTCTTATTCTTATTCCACTAGCAGAAACAGTCGCATTTGCTGTTACAGACGCACTCCCAAACTCCAAGATTGCGTCACCTACCGCATAACCGTACTCCCAATAGTCATAGAGGACGTACTGAAGGCTCATTCTTCGGTCTGCTCGTTAAACTGTGCTACCAGCTTCTGCCACAGAGGATGCGCTCCTGACTGCGTTGGCAGGTTGCCGATTACCTGTACGATAAACTGCGCTTCGTTTTGGTCTAGTTCAAATTTCATTACCAACCCGCCATGTCAACGTACTTCTGACCGTCCTCGCCGCAATCAGCTAAGAACTCATCCTTCTGTTCGGCAGAGTAGTTACGGCACTTGACACGCTTCATCTCGGTGTCTGTCTCTTGAAGCCACGTTGCTTCCAACGTGTTGCTCTTGATGTCGTGACAGACTGCGGCTAAGTAAATCATGATGTTACTCCTTTGATAATAGTGAAGTTAAGTTCAAGCGTTTGTGACAAACTACCAGTTGTCATATTTCGTATTGTTATGACACAAGAGCCTGATGCTGTTGAAGTAACACCCCACCAGTACGCTCCGGCAGTTCCGCCTGTTCTATTACAAAGAACCAATGTATCGGTGACTGCAAACAATGAATTGTTGAATGTAAAGCTAACAGCAGTATCTGCTGCTAAAGAAGCACCGTTTACCTGAATTGACCCAGTAGGTTTGTTCAGCGTGACAGCAGTTGATTTGTTTGTTGCTTGCACGACCGTACCGCCTGCGCCTGTGCCGTACCCTAGACCGCCACCAGCATTTGTCACCAGCAAATCACCACCGCTGGTGATACGGGCGCGTTCGGTAAGAGAAGTTGCCGCATCGGATGCTTTTGTTGCAAATAAAATATCTCCTGTAGCGCCACCTGATGAATTAGTTTGAATTGCTCCAGAAATAGCACCCCATCTACCCGTATTTGTGTCTGCTATTCCAAATACCACTTCACCGCCATTGTTAAGAGTTACAGATGCGGCTGTTAAAAGTAAACGATTATTTTTATTGCCTATTGTTGTTCCGGTTGTAGTGGTAGCAGTTAATGTAATTGTTGGGCTTGCAGCAGAAACAGTAAGAATGCTCCCCGGCGAACTCGTACCAATCCCCACGTTGCCAGAAGCACCTACCACAAACGGCGTACTATCAGGGTTCGTGCTATCCTCTACCACCAACGCATTGCCAGCACCAGTCTGCGTTATTCGCAACGCATCGCTTGAACTGTTGACAGATATAACTACAGGATCAGTACCAGACTTTTCAACTTTGTCGTTATTCAGGTTATTAAAGTTCGCATCTACCTCGTTATGAGTGAGCGCACTACCTTTACCTGCCCGTGTGACGATAGTTGCCATAATTTACCTCTTTAAGCTAAAGTCACAGATAGATTCCCTGTAGAAATCTTGAAAATATCACCTGTATCAATCGTCTTAGAAACATCTAAAGCCGTGTGATACAACAGATTTCCGCTAGTAGCAGCGTCATGTATACCGATCCAGCCTACCGTACCCCATGATCCTGTAGCCTGTGGGAACTCAACCGCAGCAGAGTTCGTAGTAACCCCGTTACTAGGAGAACCAAATGTCACCGCAGTACGAGCATACGACCCACCTGAGACCTCTGTACCGCTACCAGCATCCGTCGGATCAGACGTAAATAGACCTACATAAACAGCAGCAGGACTCGTATAAGTCGTGTTCCGTAGAGTCGCATTAATAATTGCATTTTCGAGATAGTTACTTATTTCTGCCATGATTTACCTCACGTTATAGGACATAGACATAGGCTGACCGCTGTACTCACTCGACTGGTCAGATACATTGATAGCATTGATCGCACGTTCGTACAAAGCAGCCCACGTCTGCAACCGAGCATCATTCATTAGATACGGCTCTGCTTCCCCTAAAGACGCATACAGCAACGCATCAGGATAGTTCGCTAGGAATACATTACTCGCGTTCGTATCACTCAGTAACGTAGGCTTGGAGTAATACAACATTTGCAACGTATAAGCAGTATCAGGAATTGGTGCTAACTGCATCTCTAAGCCGAGAATCGTGTAGTCCACAGGTCTGCCACTCTCAGTCGTTCTGGCAGTCTCGTAGAAGCTGTTAGGAGCCTTGTAGCGCAACGTAAACACCGGAGTAGTGTTTAGATGTATATCGCGCATCTCTAAGAAGTCAGTCGGCAATCCAACCGTAGAATCAGATGCAATAGTTGACGTAGTAGCAACAGTCAACATCATGCGAGTACGAATGTCTCGTCTCAGTCGTTCCTCAGCTAGTCGGATAAAGTCAGGAATGACTGCGGTTAGATCGCTACGGGCTAAATAGTTAGCAACCGTAGTCTTTAAGTCCGAATAGCTGGCTAACGGCATATCATTCCTCTAATTGCTCAAAATCTTTCCATCCGTACTCATAGGTTCCTATGTGTCGAATGTGCATAGACAACTCATGGTCAACGTAGGTCGGGAATCCCTCTGATGCAGCCTTGACGCAGAAATAAACATCCTCGCCACAGACTCCATTCTTACCCCATCCAGCATCAAACCAAGGTCTGCCAGTCTTTTCAAATACCTCTTTGCGGATCAGTACAGCACCAAAGCCAATCGCTGTAACTTCCTCAATACCCTCTTTACCACGACTATCGATGTTCTCCCATTTATGGACTAACGTATCACCGTCCATATACTTCGTCATCATCTTAGCCGTAGGTGTTACAGGCTTCCTTCTCGTAGTCGCATTAACGCCAACTATAGGCACTTCACGACTCAGCAAAATAGTAATGATGTCAGGAGGGAACCGCATATCGCTGTCCACAAAGAACAACACATCACAGCCCTCTTTCAACGCTACCTCTGCCAACTTCTCACGCTGGTCAAATATCAGCGTTCCCGGCATCGTATAAAGGCTTAAACCACCCTTACCATCCTTGCATCGGACAGACGCATCATGTGCAGCCATCTTCGCAAAGTCGAACGCAAATGCCGTGTGAACCTCATCCCTTGCAGGAACGCAAACACCAACTCTCATACTGTACCTCGATACGTTTTCCAGACAGCATTATCAGGATCATTCAGCCACTTGGCAAATCCAACGTCATCAATCACCCTGAAGCCCTTCATAATCCCCATCTGGTTAAGTACATCAATAACCGTGAAAGGTATTCTGGCAACATGGTGCAGATCGTTTAGATGCCCTTTGCGCTCTTTATCGAAATCTAACTGAGCCTTGTTAGCCTCAATGATCTCGGTAACATCCTGCTTCGTCTCGATGACAATCCCGCCGTCACCGTCCTCATATACTGTTTGAGTCCGTATCTGGTTACTCATGTAATGTGTGTCCAAGTGCGCCCTATTCTCACTCCCCGAACGCAATTTGGGGATACGCCAAGTTCTCTAGCTATTCCAGCATGACTTAGCGTACTTGAACGGATCAGCCTAACCTTTTCCTCGTTAAGCAATGATTTCCCGTTCCCTTCGCCTTTAGGAGAAACAACCCGCTTTCTCCCTTTTGCAATCATATCCTGCGTATTTTCCTTTGGAGTACCAATGCTCAAGTGCTGAGGATTGACACAGCTAGGATTATCGCATTTGTGCATCACAAACATACCCTCTGGTATATCTGCTTTATTAAATAATTTCCAGCTTACCCTATGCGCTCCTTCAGACCCCAAGGACTTTGCGCCTAAGCTAATCCTTCCGTAGCCATTGGATAAACGCTGACCAAGCCATTCCCAACATTTAGATTCTTCTTTCTTTTCAACAAAACGCCAGAATCTTTCTTCCAAACTTCCATGAGCATATTTCTTTTGCTCAACAACGCCATGAGTCTTAAATCTAACGTAATGCTTGTAGCAAAGACCTAAACTCTTAACCCTTACTGGAACATCGCAACCATCAACTGAACATTTCATAAATCCTCCCATGGATAACCACAGGAGGATTATATATCAAACTCCGTTATAGAGCCATGTCCAGATCGAATATTCCGCCATGAGCTGCTTCGTTCTTAACTTCAAGAGTGACTTCAGCCAGCAACTGAGTATTCTCAGAGTCACCAGTCTTAGCCAGATCGTTAGTCTGGAACGGACGCAGATACGCCAATGCTGCGTATTCTGGATCGAGTACCAGAGCATCACGGGTACGCATGAAGCGGTTAGGAACAACCGACATCGTGCCAAAGTCAGACATATAAACGTCAGCAGCACCGATAATGGTGGTCGGAGTGTTACCCGGAGCCATGTAACGCTGTGCAGCGATACCAGCAAACGAGCTAACCTTCTGCTTACCTGAAGCGCCAACCATCAGAATCTTAGGTGAGCCGCCCGATGTATATACCTCTGCAACAACAGTCTTCAGCAGAGCTTCGGTGAAAGTACGCTGAGTACCGTCAGTACGAGTCGATACACCGATGGTCGCTGGATCAGCACCGTCAGAGGCTTTGTCAGAGTTAGTCTTAATCCATGACAGCAGCGAACCGAGCTTACGAGCAATAGTCGATGTACCAGCCGAACGACCTTGGTTAGCGCACAGGATAGTCTCCAGATCACGCTTGATCTCAGCCGATGCTTTAGCCAGTTGATAAGCCTTTTCCGACTTACGACCTGCCTTGTTTACTGTGTCCAGAGTACCCGAAACCTGAACGGTCTTTTGGATAATCTGAGTGTAGTTACCAAGACGAACGGTAGGAGCCAGAGTAGCCGATGTAGCGTCTGCACCTTCAATCGCTGCGTTAGCAGTAGTAGCAGCAGCCAACGAGTCAGTCTGCCACTCGTGATAAACGGCTGTAGCTTTGGTCTTACCAACCGAACTCATGAAAGGAGTCTCAGTAGGCGAGATGTCATAAATAATGTCGGTCAAATCTTCCCGCTGACCAATAGCGGTATGTGCTGTAAATGTAGGCATGATAGTTCCTATAAGAATCGTTCAAATGCTCTTGCGGCATCAGCTACCCTTCCGGTCTGCTTTGCACGCGCCTTTAACTTATTCAGTTCCTCGTTACTGTCTCTGCTCTTTCCTACACCCGACTTCATAACTTTCGGGGCTTCGTTCACCTTCTTCGTGATGGCAGGTTTCGAGCTTTGCAACTTATCGTATTGCATCGCCTTGTATAACGCTAGAACTGCACGAGAGTCATAAACTCCCGCTAACTCTTGTTCAGAGAAACCTAGTTTGAGTCCAAACTCCCTAAGTTCCCGCTTCATCGCATCACCACGCTTCGGGTCAGCATACTCAGGAATAACCTCTGCCAGCTTACGAGCCTCAGCCTGTATCACAGACCCTAGCTGTTCCTGACGTTCCTGCTCCTGCTGCATCGCAATTCGCTGTCGTTCAGCCTGAACTTGAGCTAACTGCTTCTCCCGTTGAGAGAGTTCTGCGACCTTAACGGCATAACCGATAGGATCGTTTTCCTTCAAATAATCCAGATTCTCTGTCTCTGGCTGCTGGTTGAGCATCTGCTCGATAACCTGCAACCGTTCCGCATACTGGTCTCGTAGGTACTTGGCTTCCTCGATACGCTGTCGTTCAGCCTCGACTACCTTACGTTCTTCAGCTACGGCTTGCGATTTCTTTGTATAGTCTGTGCCAAGTTGATAAGACTTGATAAGCTCATCAAGGGTTACCTCACGTTCTTCTCCGGCTGCTTTCACCCGGAACGTCTGAGGCTCCTCTTGCTCATCCTGCTCATCTTCTTGTTCTACCTCATCAGAATCGTCTGCGACGTATTCCTCAGATTCGGCTTCGCTATCGTTGGCTTCGGTTTGAGATTCAGGTTGTTCCTGTTCGGAGCCTTCTTCCCCACCCATAAGACCCAAGATAGCGTCGGCTGCACTACCTACATTCAACTCTGGACTACCGGATTCCGGTGTCGTTCCTTGAGTATCGCTCATCTTTTCTTTCCTAAATTATATCGGGAACCGCCCGAAACGGGTTACAAAATCTTTAACCGCTTCTCCTCAATTAGCTTGTCTGACGCTAACCCTTCGAGATACGTTTCAATCGACTCTATTGCCCTCAACTGACGATAAGCAGACTCTCTAACCTCTACCTGACCATAATCGCTAGTTGCGAACTTGGTAATCTCTTGCGACCGGAGTTCTTCCATCATTTGCTGAAAGTTCTCGTCCTTCAGGAGTATCTCAGCCCAGTATGCTTTACTCATTTTTCATATATGGATTTTGCAGACTTTGGTGAAAAAACACCAATTTGCTCAACTCCACCCTCAATCTCTGAAAAAGAATCGTAACCAAGTTTTTTCAATGCCTTTTGAACACTTTTTAATTCAAATGCAGCAGGACTTCTGTTTTCTAAAAATTGTTTCACTTTAGATAATGTAAACGGATAATAATCATCTGACTTTTTTACTGTTTCTAAAATCTTATCAATATCGCCACCAGTATATGTATTTTTTATATCAAGATTAACTGGTCTTACATTAGCTCCAGTAGTTCCCGCATAAGAGCTTGCTTGCATCGGGTCTTGCGTAAAATAAGTCAGCCTATTAGCAAAATTTGGGAAATTTCGGTTAGTTCCATGATAGTAAATAGGTTTACCTACGCTAGTAGTACCAGCAAAGCCCATCGCTAGGTCTTGATTCACCCTATCCACATACTCTTTAGCAGCAGCCTGTTCAGGAGTCACCAGAAGCCCTCTCATCTCGTTTAACTTAGCCTGAGTCGCTAGGTTAGAAGCCTGATTAAATGCCCTAGCCTGATCGTTTAGAGAAGCCATGTACTCTCTAGGATCACTTACCAATAGACCAACATTAGCCTTAGCACTCTGCTTGGCTCGGTCAATCATTCCAACGATGTCAGATAGTAAACCAGCCATTATCTGCTCTCCAGTAATCCAACAGGCATACGCAGTTCAGTCGGTTCCGCAAATGGACTCTGACCGCTAGCCTGACGAGACTGAGCAAACATCATCGCCTTGTTGTAAATGTCCTCAGTCGGCTGACCGCCTTGTAGCAGGTAATTAACCTCCTGTTGCGTTAGCGTAGGAACTAGCAACGGGAAACTCATACCCTGATCGTTAGTAGCCGAGATTTCAGTCGAGACACCTTCTGAGCTAGGCAACAGACCAAAGTAACCCTTACCCTTCATCGATAACGGTTCACTAGGACTCTCAGCGTATCTAGCCCCATACGAGGCTATACCCTGCTGAATCATGTCGTGTAGAAGTCCGTTCACGCTGTCAGATTCCCTAGCTCTTTAATAGCCTTCAGGACAATATCAGCCTGTTTAGCTCTCGTATCCTCATCAGCCAAGTCCATCGCTAAGATAGCCTGTAGCTGCTTAACCGCTAACTCAGCCTCACGAATCCTCATGTCAGCCTCTTGCTGTTGGGCTTTCATGCTCATTTCCATGCCCTTACGGGTGAACTCAGCCTCTAACGACTGACGCTCTAGGTCTAGCTTCGCAGCCTCAATCTCTGCCTTAGCCTGTGTCTTTTCTCGCTCTACCTCGGCAAAAATCTTGGTGGCTTCAGCCTGTGCATCTGGTGAAGGTGGCTGTGGCTGAGATAACTGCTCGTTCAACTCTGGAGAAATCTCGTTAAAGAAAGCGTTAGCATCCTTGTAACCAGCCGCTTCAATCATCCTCGCCAAAGTATCCCTGT